TTACTTATACCAGTATTTTCTAGTATCTTACCTCTATAAGCATCTCGCCAACGCCTAGGGGTTCGAGTACACCTTCATCAGTATCAATACTAACTATGGTGATTTGTTGAGTATACTGAGTTTTGCCTTGCCTATCAGTATACGGTAATCTTGAGCTTTCTTCAAGGACTGTCTCTACGTCTTCAAGTAGCCCATCTAAAGCAGCTACAGAGTCTTCATCTTGTACATAACAACGTAAAGTTACAGACAGAAATCTGTCCTTGTAACCGCCGCCCTGGTATTCTCTAGTTTCTCCTCCTGCATTTAAATGCACTGCGGGAAACTCTTCTACCTCGTCCCAGAACTTGAGTCGAGGTGAGATATTCTCATTTAAGTCAGAAAGATAACCGCCTGAGCCGTTAATATCTTTGAGCTTTTCGACAATAGCATTCACAATGCCCAGTCGTCTTGTTGTATAACCTCGTGCTGCCATTACATTCTCCTAGTGTAGAACCTTCCTATTGCCATTTGTTGTGCTACTTCTCGTATAGATCTATCAATTAAAGGTCTTGGATCTCTTTCGGGGGTAGCCCAGGGAGGCGCTCCAATGCCCATCTCAAAAACACCATAAGGCTCGTTATCATAGGTATATCCAATACTTGGGAAACCTTTTGAAGTCTCTGTAACTTCTAACACTTTGACACTTTCTGAAAATCTGCCTGTGCGATTTACAAGCGCAGGTGCTTGCATATTCTTTCTTACTGTATCAGGTAAATCTTTATTTAACATAGCAATCATATGCAGAGGGTTGCTAGTGAAGCTCTTCTTTGCTCTTGTTTTTGATAATCTTGGTGCAGTACCTTTCTTATTTTGTTTAACGCTACTGCGGCCTTTGGTCTTGCCTGTAGATCTAGCCTTGCCTTTACCCGGCTTGTAAGACCCTTTTGATTTACTATCTAGCTGTACTTTTAAAGATTTATTCTTTCCTGCACTTTTTACTAAAGGATTAACGATTGCTTTTGTCGCTAGAGTCTTTAAGCTGTCTGAGCCTTCTAAATTTAAGAACTCTTCTTCTGTGAAACCATTAAAGATATCCATAGCGGCCTGCTTTGCAAGTTTCTCATATACTCCATCTGTTGCTCGATTCGCATACTTATCTTGATATTGTAAAACAGGAACATAGTCTGAGCGCAAGCGCCCTCTCTTATCTATAGTTGTCTGGTAATCTACTGTACAACCTACTATCATAGAGTGCGCTAAGTTATCAATTTGTCCGGATTTTAAAAGTCCGTTTGCCTCTTTCTGAACATAAGCATTAAACTCTACCTGCTGTTCGGGAGTAAGAAGATCATGTATGCTTTGAGAAGCCTGATTTATACTTAAACCAGATATTGGAGTACCTGTGCCGGCTCCGTGCCCTCTGTCTACTTTGCCTTTGATTGAATCTTTAAAAGCTTTACGAGCTTTTTGAGTAACAAGGGCTTCGATTATGTCTTTCTTTAACTCACCTGCAGTAGCAAATGAACCTACAAGAAATGCCTCTCCCTTTTGTAATAGTGCAAAAATTTCAGGGGCATCACCAGCGAGCTTAGTACCAGGAATAGTATTTAGTACGCTTGCAGGCTGCGAAACATTAAACTTGTTATTCTTCAGATAAGTAGCTTGTTTTGTGCGTGCAATGGCTCTAGCTTTTTGTAAGTTTTTTGGCGTATTGTATCTTTTAAAACGTTTTTTGGGCATATGCCCTCTATCCATCATCTCAAGAATAATGTCGTCTAACCATTTTAAATCCTGTAAATATACAACCTGAGGCCTGTTCGTTTGAGCAGAAGCTCTCATAAGTTCGGCTTCTTTTTTAGAAGCAGCCTTTAGTATCTGATCAGACATCCGTTTCTTGACGGAGGCATTACTCACTTAAAAGTTCTTATAAAGATCCAGTATACGTTTGATATGGTCGGGGAAGCCTACATTACCAGACTGCCCAGACGTACCTTGATTCTGGATGCTTGCGCCTGACAAAGTTTGACGCTGTTTATGTTCGTCTTTATGATAGTAGGAAATTAGATCAATTACTGCTAACTTGAGATCTGCGGGGCAGGTTGCGTAGCCACCTTTATATATTACTTTAACAGAGCCTGGACCTCTTGGAAACTCTTTATAGCCTGTAGAACCATCACTGCGGTATACAGTGTCTGTCTCAAGGTCTACATAATAGTCTCCATTTGCTTCACTGAGAGTAGTATATGCACTAGTGATGGTTTTTCTTTCTTGTAAGGAGATAACCTCTACAAGAGGGGCCTCTTCAAGAGAAACCATATAAGTAGAGTAGTCTATATTAAAAGTCTCTGTTTTGTTGTTATTATTGTAGTGATCAATAATAGTACTATTACAGTAAGTTTTTACTAATTGACTCACAGAAGTGACTAATTCCTCAAGACGAACATCATCACCGAAGCCGGTAATCTTTTTCGCTGTTTTATAATCATCTAAGGTTATTAAATTTGCCATTCTTTATAAGTCCATTAGTAAAAACTTAGGAGAGCGAACTCTCCTTCGTTTTTCTACTTTGTAAAATAAAACAATGAGGTGGCGAACCACCCCAAAGTTATTAGTATTACTATTACTCGGCGTCGTAGATAGTGTGTACTGCTGGGAAGTTTGCAGTGTAACCGGCAACCAGCTCAGCGAAGCCAATTGACTGGCTAGCAACAAGATCGGTACGCTGGTTAGTTACTGAGTAATCAGACTCAATGCTAACGCCGCGCAGACGAGGAATAACGTAGTTACGAGTGTTAACCAACTCGAATACAGTATCGTTATCACCACGAGTAAGCAGATCAGAAACAACAACCTGGATACCGTAGATAGAACCAACAGTACCAGAAGTCTTGCTGTTCAGATCGCCTACCTGAGAAATATCAGCAAAAGCTGCGTCTTGCATCAGTTCCATGTAACCTTGTGGGCTAACAATCAGTGCCAGGTCAGCAGAGTTAATACCATACTTACCCATCTGTGAGCGCGCCTTAACAACTTCCAAAGAAGTCAGAATCTCAGCAGGATTGTTGTGAGAGAAGTCAGTTACAGCAAGACCACCAAGAGCACCAACGTCTTGAGACAAGCCAACGCCTTGGTCAGTGCCATTAACACCAACTAAACCGCTGATAGATACGCCATTATCACCAAACATACACATCTTGTCTTTAGCACGTGCATGAGCGCGAGCCATAGCAGACTGAAGCATAGGAAGCAGAGACACAAGAGTCTTCTCGTCAGTGTCATTCAGCAGGTTAGTGCTAGAAATCAGACGATGAGGCTTCAAGATTACTTGACCAACTGCGTAAGCAGAGTTAGTAGCAGCAGTACCGTTAGTGTTGTTTTCCAAGTTACCAGCAGCAGCGGCAGTAGCGAAGCTAGCTGCTTCAGCATCTGGATTGATTGGCAGAACGGTAGCACCACCACTTACAGCGATTTCACGGAAAAGGCCAGCTACTTTTTGCTCTAGCTTAACTTCTTCTTCGAACTGAGTAGCAACAGTAGTATCTAGAGAGATAGTTACGTTGCCAGTAGCAGTTACAGCTGCGCCGGCTTTTTCCATGATCTCACGACCATAATCAGTGTCCATACCTTTACCAGTAATTTTACCGAGGATGTGGGCGCCTAGGATCTCAGAACCTGTTGCTTCAGAAGCACCACGGCCAGAGAAGTCACGCTTGCTCTTACGCATAGCTTCCATTTCAGCAGCTTTCTCTGCGAGGTCTGCCTTATACTTCTCAACGATTGCAGCGTGGTCAGCGTTCTTAGCTTCAAACTCTTTTTCGAGGTCAGCTTGTAAAGCTTCTACGCCAGTTTGAATACCGGTTTCGATGCTTGATTTAATTTGTACGCCTTCAGCTGCTTTAGCGGCTTCGGCTTCTTGAGCTGCTTTAGCTACTGCTTCGTCAGCTGCTTTTTGCTCGGCTTGCTTCATAGCAATCTTAGCAGCTGTGTCTTCAGCTACCTTCTTTGCAAAAGCTTCCAAGTCGATGTTTTGATTGTCCATTTTGATCTCCTGATCTGCGGAATTAAGTTCCGCGCTTTTCGGTGTGTGGTCACTAGCTATATTTGAAGAGATATCTTCGTCCTTAGCCAGAGACTGACCGGCTAGATCTACACGATTAGTGAAAGTTTTTTTGAATTCTTCGTACTCATCAGATGAGTCAAAAGACTTCGCGAGCGAAAAAGTAGCTGCCTGGTTACAAGGTACGGAAACAACCGATACCTCAAACAACTCAGCGTCCTTAATCATTAGTCCATCAGTTTCCTTTAGGTAATCCGCGTCCTTGACTTTGAAACCGACGGAAAAGGCTCCAAGGACACCGTCTTTAACGAGTTCAGCAACATTGCCAGGGGCATTTTTGCTGATCTTACATTCGAGTTCTAAACCATTTGGTCCTGCTTTCATACCTGTGGCTCGACCAATTGGTCTGTCATAGTCATGATTAAACAGAATAATTGGATTTTTCTCAAAGTTTTGTAATCCACCTTTAGTCCAAGCCTCAGCTGAGATTGTATCACCTGCGCGATCAAAATCTGCTGTACTAGCCATACCACGGATCATTACTGATCCATCGTCTGATTCTGCGGCCTTGAAAGTAGATGTTAGATTAAAAATCTTATTCATATTATTTCTCTACAGTACTTGCCCTGAGTGCTGCTAAAGGGTCTTGTTTTATGGGCTCTGGCTCATCTTTAATAGGTTGAGCTAGTTCCCAGTATTCTGGGTGGTGCTTCTCGAACAGTTCTAACATTTTAGGGTACCCACCTATGGTATGTACCATTACTTTATCTGTTACAGGCTTTCTGCCGTCTCGCTTGAAAGCAGCGTAAGACTTAGGTAAGCCGTGCTCTGCGAAGTATGCTGCTAACTTCTTTAGCAGTTGTTTATTATACATCTTCCTATTCCTGGGACGGTCTTCCGCCCTCATCTGGGTTTGCTGCTGATCCTGCAATATTCGCAGGAACTCTTATATCTTCTGCTTCTTCTCTAGTATCGTATCCTAATGCTTCACGAGCTTCGTTCGGGCTAATAATACCGCCATTTACTAGTGAGGTATAGTACGCTGCACTGTCTCGTAGCTCTGGCTGTAAAGCCGGTACGTTTGTTACGTCTTCTACAATCTCAAAACCAAAGAAACGGGAGAACCCTGAGTTTAGTTTCGCAACGATAGGTAGTATGGTCTCAAGGTAATATAGTCTCATATTCGGACGAATATTTGCGTTGTTACCTGAATCTAAAAGAATAGGAGGTACTCCCATTGCTTTTAAAATAATCTTTTCATTCTCAGCAATAGAGGTTTGAAAGTCTAAATCTTTAAAACTTACATTTGAAATCTTGTCTAGCTCAATACCGCCGTCAAGAATAAGAGGGCGTCTGCCACCAGTATCTGGTCTATAACGACTCTGCCAAGAGACCATCATGCGTTCTTTAATTTTATCAGACAAAGTATTCGGAGATTTTAGTACTAGACCTGGAACAGCTCCGTTCTTAAAGAAGTTATCTTGGAAGTCTCTCATTCGGCTAATAAGTTGCATAGTGCGGAGCGCAGGCTTCAGGCGTGATACGCCTCGATAAACATCATAGAAAGAGTTGTCTTTGATGTGGATAATTTCTTCCGGGCTGTACTCAATATCATTATACATATACTTCTCAATATAAGTCCTAGAGTCTCCATGTATTGTTACCTTGTCAGCAGGTAGATGATAGAGGTGGGCCCCATCAAAGTATACAAAAATGTTGCCATCAAGCATAAAATCAGTAATAAGATTACGTCTAAAAGTGTTGATGTCTTGGAAAGGGTTTGGTTCTTTTGTGAGCAATAACTCAACTTTAGATCTCTTCACGCCTTTAACAATACCTGGTCTAGCCACAGGCTTGACGGTGGTATTAACACCCGCTGTGTCGTCTACGACAATGTTGACGGCTCTATTTACAATCTCTAGGCTTTCGTAGTAATGCTCGTAATTGGATGTGTATTCACGAGAAGATTCAGTTTTTCCGCCGCCCATATATTGCTGACCCGGATTAAGTTTCTCAACTTCTTCCGTTCCCGCTTTATTTTGAAAAGGATTATACCAAGCCATGTTTTTCTCTTTGAATCTCTACCCAGCGCATTTGTTTCTTTGCAGTCCCTAGCGCAGGGTCTTTGCCATATATTTTGTGAAGGCTTAAGTGGTGCGTATGGCACAGTGTTACTGTGTGATCATACAGCTCGGCACTATGCTCTTCAATGAAGTCGTCCCTGAGTGCTTGTATATAGTCAGGGTTCAGCTTGTTCTTTGTAAGCCACTGGTTTAGCAGTGGTGTCAAACTATAAAAATGGTGGAAATCAAGTTGCTCTGTTTCGCCACAAATACGACATTCTGTCCCTTTCTCATACTTGGACTTTGCCTTGTCTCGTACATACTTTACTGCGTCGCGTTTTAGTTTAGGCA